GCATAGAAGGATCCGTGCAACCATATACAAAAGGTATACAAGAATTGTTATCAGCATTTGCTAGTGGGTTATAATTAAACATTGTGCTATCTGTACATCCGTAAACAAAAGGTATACAATTACCGTTATCTATATTTGCTAATGGATCGTAATTAAACATTGTAGCATCCATACAACCATATACGATGTCTACACAACTATTATCCTCCACGTTAGCTGTTGGATCATAATTAAAAGCATTTGGATCCATACAACCATATGTGACACCTATACAACTACCATCATCTGTATTTGCTAATGGATCGTAATTAAGAGCTATTGAACTCATACATCCATATATTATAGATATACAAGTGTCAGCGGTGTTAGCGTTAGAGTTATAATTAAAAGCAAGTGGATTCATGCATCCTAATATAATAGGAATACAACCACCATTATCTACATTTGCCGTTGAGTTATAATTGAAAGCAGTTGTATCTGTACAACCCCAAACAGCTTGTGTCAAACAAGAACCATCATTTGTGTCAGCTACAAAACCTTGGGTGTAATATTCTAAATAAGCAGAGTTTGTACAACCAGGATTATAATAACACGTATCAGCGGTATTAGCCGTGTCAACATAATTAAAAGCTGAGGCGTCCATACATCCTTCTATAAAAGGTTCGCAGTAATTACCACAAGAAGGCAAAGCACTGTATGTTGTCCAAAATGGAGAGGAGAATCCTTGTAATGCTCCTAGTCCGTTATTTGAAAATGGATTAGTTCCTTCCTCTAATAATACAACTCCATCTGCATTTGTTAATTTAAATGAATTTTGAAATGTTTGAAACGCAGTTTGTATTGGGTCTGGGTTTTGCGCGTTAGGAATCTCAAAGTAATAAACCGTAACCGGTTTGTCTGTTTCTAAGTTTAATGGAAATGATTGAGAATAAAAACCTGGACCCATTGTATACGTCCAAGTGTTAGCTCCCTGCATAACTCCTAAATATGAATTACCCCATCCATCAGCAGCATCATCTTCTATTACTAAAGTATAATTACACGTTGGTACTATATCCATTACAGTCGCGTTAGGATTGTAATTAAACATGGTATCATCCATACAACCATAAACATGTAAGTTAGCACATGAGCTATCATCAGCAGTTGCTAATGGATTAAATTCTTGGTATGTTGGATCTGTACAACCAGGTACTGGAGGTGGTCCCGCGCAAGCTATTCCGTTTTGTGGAGTTGAATAAGCTACGTTGCCAAAATTAACACCCATTGGATTTTGATTTGCGTCTACCCAAGTTCCTGATGTAAGATATGTTATAGTATCGCCATTGCAATCATAGATAACTACTTCACCAGCTGAGCCGGGAGTTCCATTACCCATCATTCCATCACCGTATGTATCGTTTAATATAAACTCAAAACCTGCAGTAGCAGATACACAGAAAGCGTAAGTATATGTTACGCCTATATCATTATAAGTATATGTCCCTGTTGGAGTATTTACACCAGCGCCTGAATTAGTGACCATAGTCCAAGAGGTTTCTTGTGGCCAATTATCTAATCTAATTGTCATTGAGATTTGGTGCTCTGTTGCAGGATCACAACTTGTACCTCCACAACTACCATCATCTTGAGTAGCCCATGGATTATATGATGCCGCTGTAGAATCCATACATCCTGTAATACAAGGATTTGGAGTATGAAATATAGTATCTGAAAATGATCCATCCGCGTATTCTAATACAGCGTAATGTTGCAGTGACCAGTTAGGTGGCATTTGTCCATTTCCAACAGATACCGCGTGTCCTTGCCAACCATTTGTAGCTGGCCAGTTACCTGGGAAGAATACAGTCCAACCATTCTCATCACCAGCGTGAACAGTAACAACATCACAGTTCTGGGTTGTTGTATCACTCTCCCATTCGAATTGTATTGCCGCTTGATTTCCCCAACACATTTGATATGATTGAGAATTAAGAAAACCACCACAAGGTGGGTACGCACAAGAACCATCATCAGCTACCGCGCTAGAATCGTAATTTAATGCTATTACATCCATGCAACCTACAGTAAAAGGATCACTAACTATTATATCGTCTATACATATATCACTAGTGTAAAGAGATCCAGTAGTACCTTTAAATTGTATTTTAAATGAATCTGTTGAGTTTATTGGGAAATAAGCAAAATGCCATTCGTTGCCCTGATCACCAGATATAGTTTGTAATAAAGTATAACCATTATTATCTAGCACTCCTATTTCTAGATCTCCCATTGTGCCACCATACATATGGTACCAGAATGATAAAACTTTACCAGGCGTAGCTGATACATCAAATGTAGGCGTATATGTTATAAATGTTTTATTAGGATAATTAGGATTTGATGACTCAACATAGTAATATTTACCACTACCAGTGGTGTGATCTCCAGTTGGCCCAGTATTATAACTATAAGTTGACCCTTGCCAAAAAGCCCAATCACCATCGTCGTTTGGATCTTCTTCTAAAGGAATATTATTTTCAAAATCATTAGTCCAAGGGAAAGTGTTAACTTGTCCAAAGACAAAAACAGGTAGTAATAATAATAGTAATAATATTTTTTTCATGTTATCTTTTTCCGCCGTGATACTCTACAGCATGTCCTTCTTTAATTAATAATTCATTCACATTTTCCAGTGTTAAACACTCTTTTCCATCTAACATGTCTATATGTAATTCACCTAGACATCTCCCATATTTTCCAACCCCATGAGATTTTAACTGTATTTGATTAGCTCCTTCTAATATAGTCTTTAATCTTTCTTTAGCTGCTAACCCTCTGGCCTTTTCCTCTAAATCTCTTGTTCTTGATTCTGGAGTATTAATCCCCATAAATCTAATTCTTTTTTTAACAGACACATCAAAACCTAAATCTATAAAAGCATCAATGGTATCACCATCAACAACCCTGTCAAGCTTTATTTTATAAGTATACATTATTTCTTTTTTACTTTTTCAAACGAGCTAATACCAAAACATCCTAGCGTTACCCATACAAACGAATTATATACAACTTCATTTATAATTAAGTCTTTATCTGCTAATACACTAGTTAACAAATCAGCAACAGCAAATAATACCATTACCACAAAAGATGCAAATCCAACTACATTCTTTTCGTTAATATCGTTTTTGTCTTTAAATAAACTCCACATATTAAAAATCGCTCATTAATTGATTATCTATTTCTTCTTGTACCTCTTCTCTTGTTGCTACCATTTTAAAACTAAGATCAGCTTGAAACCTAGCAACTTCTTCTCCATCTTTAAATATTATAATAGTAGGTATAACTGCTATTTTATGTTCTTTAGCATCATCAGCTTGTGTGCTTATATCTACATAAGATATGGTTTTACAATCTGTTAGTTTTCCTACCCAGACAACTTCATTTGCAGAATTCCACCCAGCATTAAACTGAGATACAGATATTTGGCTAAAAGCATTTCCAGACACTAGTAAACAAACCAGCACCAATAAATACATACTAAATATTTTCCAAGTAATATCTACTTTTTCCATTTTATTCGTAAAGTTTGTTTTCTATTTTCTCAATAGATTTTTTAATTTCTTTAACATCTTCTTGAGTAGTCATAATAGTTTGTCTAATCATTTGATCTTTCATGTCAAACTCCATACGCGTAACCTCTGGATCTGGTGGCGCTGGCAGAGTTGCAGCTTCAGCAATATCAGCTTGTAAAACAAACCACATGCTAATTACAGTAGCCATTGCAGCTCCAATACCTATAAGTGTTTTTATGCTTACTTGAAAACCTGTGTCTTCGTTTAATTCTTTTGCCATTCTAAAATATAGTGTAATTCATTCCTAATTTAAAGTCGTACCATTCTCTATTCCAGTACTTGTTATATTTTCCTTCTATAAAATATCCTAAGTTTTTATTTTGCTTTATACCGTATATTAATCCCGCGGAGTAGTCATACCATTGGCCATCAACATAATTGTGATATGAAAACTCACTACCATCATCATAATGATAAGGCATTAAACTTGCCCAAGCATGTGTCCAAGTTTTCTTAGTATATTTATAATAATCAAAACCTACAACAAAAGAATGTTGTATTGTTTTCTTTAATTCGTTTCTTTTTCTTTCAGTATAATCTGCCAGTACTTGTGGTACAACTAACGCTTCCCATACCTCAGCACTAGTAGCAACTAGTTCGCCAGCAGGGCTATAGTATTCGTTGCTATACACATCAACTTCATATCCCTCTTCCAAAGCCAAGTAAGTATAGTGAATATTATTATTGTTTAACATCCATTCGTCCAGCGCATTATAGCCATATGGCTCTGCTAGTCTATGTGTTAGCCCAATATTCCATGATAGATTTCTACCTTTACGATGTCTATATCTCTCTGAGGCTTCAAAGTATTTGATATCCGCAAAACCATCCTCTAAGTATTCAAGTTTTAAAGCAAAGAAATTAATACATAATTCATCTGGGCAACCATCATCAGAACTGAATCTAATAAAGTGGTGTTGATCCATATAGTCTACACCTTCTTGTCTTTTGTAGTTTACCTCAAATAAGTATTCAACTCCTTTTACTTTACCTACAGTGGCCGCATCACTATAATTAGATTCCGTACCATCGTAGAAACTTTTGCCTTTGGTTTCATAACCAAATCTAGCAATTTTACGTAAACCTATGGTAAAATTATAATCATAAGGAGTTGAAATAGTCTGTGTAGATAATCCGTTATTTACAGAAAATACATCAACATCAGACAGAGACGTTCCACCGTTTACAGCGGCATAGAACGTAGAGAACTTTAACAAGTCCTTAACCTCTTCTTTTCCAAACGTTTGAGCTACTGTTATATTAGATATAAGTAGTAGCAGTATTATTAGTCTTTTCACCATCTTTATATTATCACTTATTTTTTGAATTGTTTAATTATTCTTTAAAAGAAACCTTTTATATCTAGCATCTATAATTTCACTATCAGTTTTTTTCCTTGATTTTTTCTTTTTCTTTTTCTCAGTTTCAATACCAACACTATAAGGCGTCCAACCAGCTCCCATTAAAAACCTTTGCCATGTTTCATACTGGTCGCTCAAAGCGTGGCTCATATTAAATATGTTTTGGTATGGGGAATAAACAGGCGCGTTAGTAGTTGCTTGTACTGTCATTAATGAAGCTTCTAAAGATGGATTACCTAATTTAAATTTAAACCCTTCGCCTGTTTTATCCCATTTAAGTCTATCACCAGCTCTATCTAACATACCAAACTTAGAACCAATTGGTGGTGATATATTTAATAAATCTTCAGCAACCTCGCTGTAATCAGCAGTGTAACCCTTTGCGGATTGTTTAAAATATTCTTGTGTAGCATTTTTAAATGCCGATATAGTTGCTCCTGGTATACCAAAACCTCTCAACATAGAGTCGGTCGTTGTGTTTAACGCCATTGACTTTGTATTAGCTATTCTTTCTTCAGACACATCGTCATCATTCAATAACATGGCAAACAACGCTGATTGCAATCCAGCGAATACAGCTACTTGAGCCCCCATATAATAAGATATCTTACCTACTTTTTCCGTTGCCTCAATAGCATTTTTATATCTACCTTTAGATAAGTCAAGTATCTCTTTTACACCAAGCCTGTTCATTTGCATTGGAGTGTTAGCAAATGGTAATAAAAATCTACCTATTAACGATGTTTGTTCTTTAGATAATAAATCCGCTCTTGATGACTGCTGTGTTCTTTCTGCTATTACTTGAAAATCTAACCAAGCTTGTTTTTCAGCTTCCTTAGTTTTCATACCTTGTTTTTCGTACATTTTAATTCTATTTCTATAGAACGTAGCACCACCAAGTGATATTGCAAAACTATCTGCAAATTTAGTTGGTAAGTAACCAGCCTTAAGGACTTTAGCAATCATTCCTTGTATAGGATTTTTTGAAGAAGCGGCCGCAGAAGCAAGCTCAGCTTCAGTTACGTTTATAGCCAAACCATCTCTTCTTTGCTTTAGCATATCAGAGTTCATTATAAACTTAAAATCCTTAGCAAACTGTTTTACGTTACCCATTGCTCTAGCAGCTGCAATAGGATTGTTCTCTCTCATATTTAAGAAGTTAACAGTAGATATAGTTTGTAGCGCGGCTGATCTAGTATTAAAATTCATAATAGTACCAATACCTCCATTTAGATAGTTCATCATAGCAGCACTACCTCTATCTAATTTTAAAGATCTAGTTCTACCAGTTTCCATACGATCAAACATATCTTCAATATTCTCTCTCCATCGAGTACCTAACTTAGACTCCATCTTGTTTAGGTTCTCTTCGGTAAATATTTCGTTTTTTCTATCTATCCACTCTTGAAGATATTGTTTTCTACTAACACCTCTATTTATATTAGTAACTTCTCCAGCCATTGTTTCTGCCCACCAGTTTTGCCCTGGTTCTTTTAATCCTTTTTCTTGCTTTGTTATTCTAGCAAATTGTTCTGCGTAAGCCTGTAGTTTTGGATTGTTTTGAATATGCTCAACTAATTTAGTCTCTGTTGATTTTGCTAAATCTGGAATTTTATAACCAGCTTTATTCCAAAGATAAACTCGCATTGCCATATCGTTCGTAAATGTAGTTCCTTCAACTTCTTTTGAAATTTCTTTAACTACATCTTTATTCTGCTTACGAAGGTTTAAATAATCGTTTTTAGCAGATTGTCTAGCTGTATTATAGTCTCTTATGCCTCTTTCAAATGGCATTACAAACTCTTCTTTAAACCATTTTTTATTTTCAATACCTTTCTTACCCTTACCGTATAAAGGCTCTATAAGGAGCTCTAAATCAGCAGCGCTATCTCGCATAAATATTCTTCTACGCTTGATATCTTTACCTCTAACTTTAGCCTCTGCTTTTGAGAATACTTTTTCAGAACCTATATCTAAAGAGTGCTCCATTATTTTATTAATATCAACGTCTAGTTTTGTGCTAGCTAAAGCTTGTTGCACTTTAGATTTTATATCTAGTTGACTTAAAACATCTTTAACAGCTTTAACATTGGGCAAAGCATCGTCAACAAAATACATATCATTGTATCCTTCCGAAAACTTCTTTAACATCCACATTGCTTTTGCTTCTCCAGTACTATTACCTAAACCAGTAATATTTTTCAAAGGTATATTTACACCTTGTGTTTTTAACCACTCATGTATTGCTGGGGCGCTTTCTTTAGCTCTAGCTGTTAGTATAAACACGTTATCTGGGCCATACTTCTTGATTTGATTTTTCATCTTCTGCATTAATGGTCCTGGTTTTCCTTTTGTAACCTTATTAAAATCAGAGAAATCCATTTTCCAACCTTCTTTAATCATTTTATCTCCAACAAAAGGCCATTTATCAGATGCTATCTTTTTAGTTTTACCACCTTTAGTAGCGATAACAAAGTTTTCACTAACACCAACCGTTTCATCAAAATCAAATACGCTTGCGCCTCTTGCTTTTTTATTTCTTTTTCTACCTAGTTCTACAGCCTTATCACCTATTCTCATACTAGCTAAAACTTCAGATGGTTTAGCGTTTTTAACTATAGGTAAACCCCCTTGTTTTGCTATTTTTAAGTTTTGTTTTTCAACTAACTTTTGTTGTTTAAGTATTTTTTGAAGATTTTTAGGACCAAATATTTCTTTACCAGCTCTCTCCATTATAACTTCATATAGATTCTTCTTAATATTAGGATCTGTAGATTTAAAATCCATTAAAACCTCTGGGTGTAATAAAGCCATTCTATATAAACCAGCACTATTAAGTTTTCCACCAGAAAAATCAATAACATCTAGCATTGTTTTTGGAGCAGTTAACCCAATGAAATCAGAAGCTATATCTTTATTTACGCCTTTAAACTTTCCACTAGCAACTAAATTAGCTGTCTCAATTGCTTGAGCGGCCATAGCTTTAACATGTTCTAGTTTTATTCTGTCTCCAACTGGTAATTCTCCCTTGTATAACCATTTTACAGGAACTGTTTGCCTAACACCTTGTACTAAATTACTATTAGCTTTTGCTATAGAATACATCCAATCCATTCTTGATAAAAACTCCTTCTTGGTTTTGGCATCATATATATAATCTTGCTTTGCGGATTCTAAAGCGTGATACATATCAACTCTAGATTTATTATGAATTTGAGAAAATACTTCATCTCGTAAAACGTCTCTTTCAACACCTTCTTTCATTTTAGAAAGTTTAGCATTACCATCTCTCATTTGCTTTTCGCTCTTAAACGCTAGTTTTAAACCTTTAAAAGCTTGGTTTGGATTTATACCTATTCTCTTTAATACTCTATCATAAGTAGTTGTAAATGGTTGTTCACCAATATAGTTGCCATCTGTATCTTTAATTAAGCGCTTTACTTCTCCACCGCTCTCTTTAACCCAACCTTCATTTAAAAGTTTTTCACTAGTTTCAACCCACTTGTCGTAAGACATTTTTTGTGTTTCTTTCCCTCTTTTTACAATAACATTTTCAAAAACAGCTTCTCTAAATTCACCTAAAAAACTAGTTCTTTGGTGAAGACCTAGAACGTGTTGTAGAAACCCTTTTGCCTGGCCAGGTGTCATTACTGTTTCCAATTGTTTTAATAAATCTTTAGGCAAATACTCTGCAAATTTTTCCGAGTGAGCAGATCTTCTATTTGCTTTACCTACATCAACGTAGGTATTACCATCTTTTACGTAAGAATTTGCTGATAAATCAACCCCTTTTTTAATATCTTTAAGTGTTACAACTTCTCCATTTGGAAGAGTATAGCTTTTGAATTCTAACGCATCAAAACCTCTTTTAACTATATTGGCCTTAAGTCTACCTTCTTTACCCACTGTTTCTATAGCTGCCCATTTTGAAGCGTGGTCTTTATTTGCAAAATCTCCAACTTCAAAGCTTTCAATCCAATCATGATATTTTTTATCAATTTTTGCTCTATCACCTAAAGCATGGTCTATAAATATATTTCTAGCTCCCTCCCAATCTTTTTTAAACTTAGGGAACTTTTGAATAAAGCCATCTAATAATTCACTTGCTAAACCTTCACTAACACCAGCTTTTAATTGCCTTTCGTGTTGTTGAGCTAGTTTATCAAATTTAAAATCAGGATGTGCTCTCATTGCAGATCTTACAGATTGATTCCAAATAGAATAACCAACTTGTGACATTAATGCTTTATACATTTGAGAAGCGTTAGGATTATCTAGTGAAAATAAATCTAAAAAGTTTTGTTCAAACTCTGCCTTGTAAGTGGCATCACCTGTTCTCTTATATCTTAACAAAGCTTCAGCTTGCATATATGGAGCTAAACCAGCTGAGGTTCTTGCTCTCTCTGGTATCTTATCATATAAAGGTGTTTTTGTTTGCAGAACAGTTTGAACACCTGCAGCCTTACCTCTTACTACATCTGGAGCAACATCTATCATCTGTGTTTTATCAACAACAGTTTGAGCTCCTTTAGAAAACGCTTTAATTATAGTAGGTAAATACTTATAACTACCGTCTTTATTTTTAGTTTCTAAAACTTTTCTTATAGCCTCTAAATCAGGCTTGTTTAACTGTTGGGCCATAGCCGTTTTTAAAGGTTGCCCCTCTTTGCCAACTAAAGACATTTTATTATACATAGCCTCACTAACATTAAAAAACTTAGTTACAATGTGTTTTTCAATACTTTTTCTATATTGATCTATGGTGTTTTTATGGCTAACAACCCTCTTATTAAATTCTTTTTTACTTTCTCCTGGTTGTTTTGGAGAAAAATCTAAATCTTTAAGGGTTGATTTCGCTATATCAATAACATTGTCACCGGCTATCGTCATTCTATCAATACCGAGCTCTTTAGCAACTTCAAGCAATTCTCTTACTTCTACATATGACTCAGCTGTTTCTTCTGTTAAACCTCTATCTTCTAACCACTTTTTTCTTTTCATTTGGGCCGCTGGAGATATATCTTCGGTTTCAAATTTCTCCATCCAAGTATCTTCATACTTAATTTCTTTTGCCCCTTCTATATCAGTGCTTTTTTCAAATTCTTTTTTAGTAAATTTATCTACAGACTCCAAAAATCTAACGTCAAATTTTCCCCCAATAAACTTACCCAACGGAAATGTTTTTGGGTTTATTTCCCCACTTTGCACTCGTCTATTATATTCAGCCGTTAAACCCTTGATACCACGTTTCCCGGTTAAAAAATCTCTTACAACATCGTCTTTTATAACTTCCCACCCAGGTATTCTACTACGCTTAGATACAGCATTATAAACCCGCGCCGCGCCAGCATTACTACTTATAGCCGGATCATAAGAATTTATTATATCATAAATATTGCTACCAACTTCCAAATCTAAAATATCTTTTTCAAGTTTTTCTTTCATTTCTGGAGAAACTTTAGAAGAATCAATCTTTTTTAGACTTTCTAATTTTTTAACATCTTTTGGATCTCTAGGTTTACTATATATTTCTTGGAGTTTATCATTAAAAGTATTATCTTCTTCTTCTTTTATTTTTGTTAATATAGGATTTCCCTTTCCATCAACTAATACTTGTGAAGACAAACCTTTTTCTTTACCTTTAGTTAAACTAGAGAACAAAGCGTCCATAGTAATAAAATCTCCTTTTGTAGAACCAATAAGTTTCGTTCCTATTTCACCCGGTTTAGTTGTTTCCATTTCCTTGCCATATGGCGTCCATTTATCAACTAATTCTGTTAACTTTTTAAAGTGTGCTAAACTAGGACCTCCTTCTCCAATGTTCTTATGATATTCTCCAAACCAATTTATAATGTCATTCTTAGTTCTTGTTTGAAGTTCTAGACGGGCTTCTTTTTTAGAAACCTCTCTACCTATACTTGAGTCTATCCATTTCTTTAGTCTATTCCAACCGTTACTTTTGTCTACTCCTTTAAGGCTTGCACCATCTCTTATAGATTGGGATATATAAGCAAACAATTCAGCCTCTTGTACTTTGGCTAAATCCATATCTTCTAAAGAAGCTATACCTTTATCTTTTATAGCATCATATAAAGAAAGATTTTCTCTTAATTTAATACCCTTAGTTAATTCTAAAAGCTTTTTAATCGAAGCGGCTTTGACATTTTTGTTTTTCATCGCTATTTTATATAGCGGATGATGAATCTCGTGAGAAACTAAACCAGGTGTTAAGTGATTAGGGTCTAATTCTATTTCAATTTTACCCGTTTTTTTGTTTATAACAAAACCACCACGTCTACCAGTTTCTCCTTCTGTTTTCCAAACAACATCAATACCTTTAAGACCTTCTTCTTTTAAAATATCTTTATTTGCTTTTTCAACACCTTTAACTTCTTTTTTAGCTAAAGATGGTGCTAATAAAGGATTGTTATAATCAGCAAGACCATCTAATTCCCATATTCTTCTTTGTGCTTCTGTATGTAAGTCGTTCCATTTATCAAACTCTGCTTTTTTACCTTTTTTTATACTTGCGTTGCCATCAATATCGTACTCTACATATTCGTTTAGTTTTTCTGCAAACTTTCCCTTGGCATCAATTATTCCCTCGTAAGTCATTCTGTCAAAACCACCAGGGCCTCTAAGTTTTGCGTGAGGCACTGCTAACGCGGCCCCTAAAACATAATCAGTTATAAGACTGCTCATTATCATATCTGGATCGTCGTATTTTTCTTTTAAAAATGTTTGCCATTCTTGATGACCAGAGACATCTTTTATTAAAGCATTAAACGCTTCCCCAGCTTGATTACCAACTACCATACGCATACCCATCGCGTTGCCATCATATATAAATTTCAACGCACTAAGCCTTTTTTGTATCGACGGTGCAAGCTTGTTAAAACCAGGTATGACTCCACCAGCTAAATTAAAAGCCATACCTTTTGGCATACCTTCTATATCTTTTTCAACCATAGAAAAAACCGTACCCTCAGTTAGCATTGCGACAGCTTTTATTTTTGCTTTGTTAATAGTACTTGGGCCTACTATATCAATAACTTGTTTTCCTTTCTTTATATTCGCTGGAGACGCAATAAAAGCGCCTATAGTACTTAATTCAGTTGTAGAAAGATTTAAACCTTTACCTTCTATAGCGTCCATATTCTTTTTCTTAGCCCACTTATTTACTTTCTTTACAACTTTCGATTCATCTACAAGTTTTTTGCCTTGTTTATATCTAGACACGCCAAGGCCTTGTACCCACCTATTAAGACCAGTTAAATATTTAACTCCATTAACGAGTTTTCCATAACCCCCAAACTCTATCACAACTTTTGGTAAACCACCTAATCCTTCAGCCACCATATCAGCCGTGTTTGTTTTAGAGTGTTCTCTAGCTGCTCTATTCAAAGGAATGTTCATCTCTGAATATATATCTTTTATCGCGGCTACAGTTTGAGCCTCTGTAACACCATTATTAATTATAGCTGTATTTGGGTTGTCACCAAAAGAAGTTACAAAAGATCTACCAGCTTGCTGGACAAGTCCTCCTAAATTTGATTTATCTACAGTTTCTAATCTTTCATTTAAAAGATACATTCTTTTTAAACCCTCCATTTTAGAAAGTAATTCTGCTTTTTGAGCTAATAAAACATCATAATCATCTCTTTGATATTGACCAAATAAACCTTTATTGTATTTAGCGAATGGAGCGGCATATCTACCAGTTCCAGTTCCTTTTATCTCTTTTGTTTTGTCTTCAAATTCTGATAAAGCAGCGGCTGTTCTAAGAAACTCAAACTTTAGTTCTTCTCTTGTTAAACCCTCATAATTAGCCATTTGATCTTGAACTAAATCCTTAAGATTTATTATATTCTCGTTTTTAGCGTCGGAAACGCTAGGAGCTAATTTACCAGTTTCCATATCAAATAATATATCGTAATTAGCACCACCTTCTTCTACGTACTTTTTTACAAGTCCATCTAATTCTAATTGTAAACCTTCTTTTTCACTTTCTTCAGCTCTATCAATTTCAATTAATTTATTTTTGATGTCTTTCTCCTGAACAGAAAAACTAGCCGAGTGCTGTTTGTGATATATGTCTTCTACTTGTACCGGCGTATAACCTTGATCTTTTAATTGTTGAAGCTCTGTGTTAGCATCTTTTTTTGCAATAGCATCCCACTCAACACCCACATGTGAATCAACGACACTAGTAACTATTTCGTCAATATCTATATTAGTTAGATTATCGAAATTAGTTCTAGCTGTACTAAGAATTCCGCCTAAAGCGTTTTGATCAGATAATATATGTTGTACTAAAGCTTCTTTATTGTCTGGTGTAGCTATATTACTAAAGTTTGTTATGTTATTTTTTTCAAATATTTCGTTTAATTTAACTGGATTGTTTAAGTAGTTTTTATTAACTATTTCAGTTATTTCTTTTTTATCTTTGTAATACTCTGGTGTATCCTCAAAACTTTTTTGTCCTTGAGTTAAAAATCTTTTTAAAGTATCGCTATAATCCCATCCTTTAGCTACATTTCTACCAACTCTTATGTTTATAGAAGCTCCTTTTCCTTTATCCTTAGTAACAGTAAATTCATTTCCTAAAGTTCCAGATGTTTCTACAACATAATCTGAACCGAGTAATTTACCTAATTCTTCGGACATTAATTCTTCAGAATTCCATTTCGTAGAGTGCTCATCCCATATCCTATCAATTTCGCTTCCAACATTGCTATCTGGCGCGAAAAAAGTTTCTTGTTTGCTTTCTATATAATCAGCTATTTCAAATTTTAATTTAGCTAAACCCTCATCATCACTAGGAACCTTGAACGGTCGAGGTGATTTTTGTCCTGGTAGTTTAACCATTATAGTGCCACTACCAAGTCTAACTTTATTAAATTTAACCCCAGGATATTGTTTGTGAAGATCTTCAAAGCTTTCGTCACTCATGAAGTTATCTACAGTCTCTCTCCCGACGTCAAGTTTACTAGTATCAACAATTCTTGTTGACGCATTATCTACAGCCGTTGGATTTATTTCTGTAAAGAAATTATCAAACTTAGATTCCACGCCTTTAGGTGGAGTAGTTTCTTTTTCCTCTTTTTCCACGGTTGCCTCACCAATTTCATAATCATAATCCCCAGCTTCAATTCTGTCTAGTAATACCGACGAACCATCGTCCGACCCTGAAACCATAGCGTTTGACTCCGTCGTCTGGGTCTCTGTCGAGGAGTCGTCTGTCTTTTCCACCATCCCGGCTTTTTTCATGTTAGCCATGTAAGTATCAAAATCTAGATTGTTGTCTTGCGCATAACCTTGTAGATCTCCAAGAGTTAAGGGTTGACCATTTAATTCAAACATATTATATTTTTTTATTATTGATTTCCAAGCGCTAAGGTCATCGCTTTTGCGTTATATTTTCCGCTACTACCACTTACGTGATTAACTATTAACTGGTTCGTATACTCATCTTTTTTAAATGGGATACGCTTCAAAACTTCACCCCCATTCATTAAAACCCACGACTCAGGCACTTCAATTGGTTCTTTTAGTTTTTTACCATCTTCATCCTCTGTAATTGTCATTGCTGGTTTATACTCAACGTGTTTCCCAGTAGTATTTCCAATAATTTTAACCCCTGGAGTATTTAACAGTACAATAGCGTCTTTAGCCGCGTTGTCTTGATCTTGATTTTGCTGTATTGCAAATTGGGATAGTGCTGCTGATTTAGGAACTTGAGCCGCAGCATCTGCATCTGTTTTTATTTTTAACAATCTTTTATTTTCAACAAAATCTGTTCCAGCTAATTTTGTTGCGTAAAATTTTGATACTATTTTTTTAACTTTTTGAAAATCGTATCCAGGTTTGCCTAAATTAAATGAATCTGCTAACGCTATTGCATTATCACCAGTTATAAAATCATGTTTATCAACTTTTCCATCAGCAGATCCACCTTTCCCACTAACATCAAACCCACCCATTTCTTCTAGTGTTTTATAAAGCTCTTCTGCTCCTATTCCTTTTGTTAAATACTCGTGAAAAGTATATGGTAAGCTACCTTGCTTTGTATGAATACTATCAGCCAAAGCCTCTTTTGTTGTAAAGCTAGTTTCATAAGAGTTTGCGGCACCATCAAAATCAAAATTTTGATCCACGCTGGTTGGTGTACCAAAGGTTTTTGTAGTTTCAAGAACACCTTTTTTTACTTCTGGATCGATTGGAACCAATGCTTTTTTTAATTGATGGCGGTCCATTTTAAACTCACCCTCAGCGCCAGTTGCAGACCAAAACACTTCCCCATTGTCTATACCCATTACAGCAGTGCCCTCTGCTATACCTTTTAATAATTGAACTTTGTTTTGATCAGAGGCATTGGGATTCCAAGAATCACTATTAACAAGCTCCTCTACATCATACAAAGTTTGCACCATACCATCTGTTGATTCTTTTAATTTTTTAAGTTCTCCTCTTAATTTGGCTCTTTCGAAATCTCCTTTTTTATCTTTAGGAAAACTTTTGCTAATAGCTTTTATTTTTTCAAGTTCATTGTTAAACAACTCCATAGCTTTAGTGTCATTACCTAAGTTGGCCATAGCGTAAGTTGTTGCTTCTTTTAGTTCGTCTTTTAACTTATTCGCATCAGCATGCGCGATATCAAAATGATCTTTAACAGCTGTTTGGATTTCTTTTTGAAAATCTGCTTCTTCTTTATATACATCTTTAAGGTCAGGTGTAACATCAGCCATTGCCTCTTTATAAGACATTGCTGCTAACGTTGAATCTGCTTTTCCTAGTAAACTTGCCATATTTTATATTTGTTTATTTTATTCGTAGATAGGTCCCCAATCTGAGGGCGGTGCATGATATTGTCCTCCTGAGGCGGTTGTTCCTGGTGGGGCATTTGGATCTACATAACCACCACCACCACCACCACCAATACTAGCTAGAGATTTCATGCTATTCATCATCATTTGGTTTGCTTGTATATTAGCGTTTCTCTGGTTTAGAAGTGCTTGTTGGTAGTTTTTATTAGCACCAGCCGCTTGACCAAGTTGAATGCCAAGTATAGTGGCTTGTCTTCCAGACTCAGCTTCTTGAACCATTACATCACCACCTGCCTGTGCCATGTCTATAGCACTAGCACCTTTGGCCATTGCTAAAGCATTAGCCGCCTCTTGTCGTTGTAAATCCGCTGAAATTTGTCTTGCTTGTAACTGTCCTTGGTTAGCCATTGCCTGTGCTAAACCAGCTATACCACTACCACCAGCGGTGCCACGTAATTGGCTTAATATATTTGCTCTTTGCTGAGCGCCTTGTTCTGCTTGAAATTCAGCGGCACCAGTAGCTACGGTTAAATCTTCGAAAGGATTTTCTAGATCAGCATATGGATTAGTAAATTTCATAGCTTTATAATTAGCCGTTTCCTCGTCTACTCTTGCTTGCTGCTCTTTTCTTTCTTTTGCGGCTAAAGCGGCTTTTCGCCTAGCATCTCCACGCATTTTACTAGCGTTATTCATACTCATTAAAGCTGAACCTACCATTACTGCTGTTGTAATTGTTCCCATGTTATTTTAGTTTTTTCATTATTTCATAAGATGGGTTTTTATCTACGTTCCACCCTAGTTTACCGTGTGTTTCTATTAAATGTTTATTTCTACCTATACTAAACATATAATCACACCCTAATTCTTTACAAAATTCTTCCGCTGTACATATAAGAAGTTCTATTGCATATTTCCTATCTTTTTCTCTATAATCTGGATTAGATACTATAAACTCTAACATTGCACCAGTAGAATTTGTCATGTAAATAAATCCAGATACTATTCTAACTCCATCTTTCTCTACCATCAAACCACTTAATCCATTTTCTGGTAGCATTTCTTTTGGTATAACTTTCCATCTCCACCACCTCCACCACTTTGCTATAAAATTGTAATCATCTTTTTTTAGATTACGAACTACTAAATCTTTACTCATAATATTTTATTTAATTATAAGTATTATAGTCACAGTTTTCACCGTTTTTTTACTTTATGCTGATGATAGGAGTCTTTCTACATCAAAGTATATTGTCGCGTCCGCGGTACCCGCTTTTAAAACTTTCATGTTTCCAGTTATAGTAGCAACTTTACCAGCACCAGGAAAAGTTAATGTTATACCACTTTCTAAAGTTTGTGCGGCACTTAATACTACTGTTCCAGCCCCTGTTGCGCTAGCGCCACTATTTACAGTAGGTGCTGCAACAGATGGATCTATACCTATACCACTAACAGTACTAACTCCATTTAATATTCCATCTCTAGCTGCTAATACTACACTAGTACTATTTTGAGACGCTGCTGTTGTTGTTGTTGTTATTGATGTTAATGCCACCGCTAAATCACTAAACTCTATTTCATATCCAAAAACATTTAGCATGTGCTTAGTTCCATACCCACCAACCTTAATACTATCCCCGGCTAAAGGTAAAACCTGTTGCTTATTAAAAATGATATTACCAGGTTGTACCGTAACCAATCCTTTTACTACAGTTGGTTTTTGGGCTTTTGTATTTTTAATAGCTGCCTTATTTTTTACTATTATTTTTTCATCTTCAGTGTCAGCAAACGTTGTTACTGTATCTTCGTATTTAGCGGTACGTGTATCTGTTGTAACATTTGTACTAGGTACTACTATCATACCAGATGTAATTTGATCAATATTATCTACAGGCCATTGGTAATTTTTTTGATTATAAAACGTTAGTGGTGCATTATCTCTAAATTGAATAGCTTGTGACATTGTAAAATCAGTGGCAACACCACTAGTTTCGACAACTGTAACTGTTGTTAAACTTCTATTTATTTTAGAACTAAAAGATAGCGTTACACCATCAGAAATAGCAACGGCCTCTGATAAAGCAAAAGTTTTAACGTTACCCCCAACATTTATAGTTGCTACGGTATAAATACCGGAATCAAGTCTCGCGTTACCTGTCACTTGATCTCCAACAGCCATTTTAGTTGCTACAGTGGAATCCATAACTACGTTTACACCACTGGAAACGGCTCCATCAACAGTATCAGTCATTACTGTTGTAGTTATCTTATCTCCAACTTTAATCACCGCTGATAGATCCGTGTTATCCATTCTAACTACACTACCACTAGTGATAGCGCCATTAATATCATCTCCAGTAAAATCAGCCGTAGCCGTCGGATACGTGTTTTCTCCTGGTAAGGCTTCTGGAGCACTACCAACTGTTAAAATTGCAAATGATAATATATCATCTATCGTTGGTTGTTTTATAATCTTAAAAGATGCTCCAGATGCACTAGTACAAGATATAGTAAATGGAACTTTACCACTACTTCTACCTCTAGATATATCTAAAGTGTCAGTAACTGATGATGCAATAGTAAAAGCACCTGTTGGATTATATGTGCCTAATATTAAAGTTAAATCTGTATACTGATATATAACTTTTTGTAACAACAAAGAATTGGATCCAGTAGAGGAGTTTATATCAATAGTTCCGTCTCCAAATCTTACTTCAGAGTATTGCGCATGTTGGGTATCATTGTCAGCAAATAAGTAGATATCATATTGGTCGTCATCTGTAACTGTTGGAAAAGTAATTGAGCCTTTGTAAACTCCGTTGTCGATAACTTTATTATCTAACCTGGCCTTAGCCGCTTGAAATAAATTTGTAGTAAAATTATAGTAATAACTATCTTCATTTTTTATTTCTAAACTAAAAGTAGCCCCTTTAGTTCCTCGTATTAAAAAGTCCCTACTTCCGCTAGACGCTGGTAAATCTGATAAATCTAATTTAAACTCGTCTATTATTTTAGGGCCATATAGTCTAGCATGCTCTGCGTCTGACATTAAAGTTCCATCTGGCATATAATGAAATCCAACAGGCGCTACTTGACCTTGAGCATTCGTTCTGCTTTGTACTGCGCTACTAGGTGTATCGTGATATGACATTTATTATTATTTTTATTTATTTACTACTTTCTGAAACTTCCGAACTAATTGAAAACAATTCTACTGGGCTTGTAGAGTAATTTTTAAACTCTACTTCAGCATAATAACCTATTAAACTTGAAGAATTAACTTCTTTATTTTTAGCAAACATAATATAATCATTAAGAGCAGGTGGAGAAACTTGAGTCTCATCATAAGCAACAACAATAGTATTAACCGGTATATTTGGTATACCATATTGTTGCTGCAATGTAAAATTCCCATTTAAAAATAAATCTGTAACAACACCAAATTTTACTATAGTCCCGTAATTGCTTACAGTTTTAAAATCACTATTAGTACCAGCAGACTGAGTTGGTGAATAATATACCATATCACCTACTTGCAAACTAACATTAATTTTATCACTGAGTGTTAAATTTTCTAATATCATATTTTATTTATTTATCAACTATAACTCATAAGTTGCACAACCACCATTCAAGCAAGATGCTGCGTCAAATCCAGTTTTTAATAGCCCTATTACTTCTATTGTGTGACCTGCATCAAACGCAACATCCGATTCGCTACTACCACTACCTATATACTGTTGAATATATCCAGTTCCATCACCAGAGGCTGTAGGATGATTAGGGAAATAAATTGCAAATGCTGGAGAATCAGTAGTACCCGTAAGATGATTTGTAAGCACAGGATTGCCATTAGCATCAAGATGTCGCAAAACGCCCGGTGGTATTATCATCTTGCTAGTGCTAGCCCATTCTGGAGAACCTGGCCCTTTATTAGCATCTGTACTATTAAAAGCCATCCATCTAAAGAAGTTAATTGGACCACCAGTAGCAAAAGTAAGGCCAAAAGTAACGATTCCATAACCAGTTGTCGGGGATGTTAGCACGCTAGTATTGGCAACCGGGTAATTATATTGGTGATTACCGCCATAATTACATCCAAAAAAGCCAGTACCAGCAACAACAGTATTGTTATTTGCAGTGGCATCATAGTTACTTGCAGCAGGTACCATACAACCGTAAACACTAACTATACAAGAACCATCATCTGCGGTTGCTAATGGATCATAGTTAGTGGCCGTTGAATCCGTACATCCTAAAACATCATATGTACATGAACCATCATCTACAACCGCGGATATATCGTAGTTATTTGCAGTAATGTCAGTACAACCTGCGGTTTGATTACCGTATGTATACAAACAACTTCCATCATAAATAGTAGCTGCTGAATCGTAGTTATACGCATTAGAATCTGTACAACCAGGTATACTACCTGAGACATTACCAGATAGCAGTGTAACAGTTTGAACTGGTCCAAAACCACCTACCGCTGGACATTTTACTCTCCAATCTACATTTATAGATGGTGATTGTGGTGGTAGACTAACGCCAGAAGATACCGCTTGACACGGTGAAATACAAGAAAATCCGGGACCAACACCACTATAGTGCACTGCATAACCATTAGTGGCACAACCTGGTACTTCATCCCAATATAATTCTGCTGAAAAATCCATGCCATTTGTAGCAGTATTTGAGGGATTAATTGTAGCCGTAGGAATTGCATAATACCCTGTATACGCACATGTGCTATCATCAACATTAGCATTAGGATCGTAGTTAGTAGCTGTTGGATCTGTACAACCAATGTATGAACACTGAGTAGCATCGTGACAAATATCCGCACTGGAATCATAATTAGCCGCTAAAGGATCAGCACACCCAAAGAATGATCCACATGAATTATTATCATTTGTTGCAGTTGGATCATAGTTACAAAGAGATGCAGGGTCTGTACAACCATAAACTGGATACGTACAACTACCATCATCAACATTAGCATTAGGATCATAGTTTAATGCTACTCCTCCATTTGTATTTGGATTATTATCCGTACATCCAGAATACAAACAAGTAGCATTATCAATGTTAGCAGTAGCATCATAATTGTCCGCAGCTGGATCTATACAACCTAAAACAATAGGGATACAAATACCTATGCCTGGATTTTCAGTTGTTGCTTCACAAGTAGCATTGGGGGCATAGTTAACCACTCCAACTCCTGCCTCATCCATACAACCATATATGCAAGCTTCACAATTACCATCATCTATAGTAGCCGCTGCATCGTAATTAACAGCCGTTGGATCTGTACAACCCGCACATGACGTATATTCACAACCAATATTTACATTTGCGCTAGCACTATAATTACATGCTAAAGATTCCATACAACCTTGTTGAAACGCCGCACAACTTCCATCATCCATATTAGCGGTAGGATCATACCCAAACATTGTGTTATCTGTACATCCCCAAATTAACTCATCACAGCAATCATTGTCACTAGCAGGATCGTAACCAGGATCACCTGGCATTCCAGTACTGTTACAAGGCACGTTATAAGTAGAACTATAGCTAGGACCATAATTATTATTACCATCTGTTGTTGTATCCATACAACCTTGCCAAACGCATTGGTTACCATCATCGTAACAAGCTGTGCCATCGAAGTTATCAGCAGATGAATCCATACATCCAGCATTATAACAGCAAGAACCATCATCATCATTTGCAGTAGGATCATAGGTACCACCTATAGCAGTAGAATCTGTACAACCAGACACAAACGGCACGCAACAACTAGCACACTGTGTGTTTGCATTTGAATTATAATTAAACATATTAGAATTCATACAACCATCTATAAATGGAACACATGAACCATCATCATAATAAGCACTAGCGTCATAGTTAGAAGCAGTGGCATCTGTACAGCCATAATTAAATGTACAATTACCATCAGACGCGGTTGCTGTAGAATCATAGTTATTTGCATTTGAATTCATACATCCATAAATGTATGGAACACATGCTAAAGGACCTACTGTTGGACTTGTGTTTGCAGTAGGATCATAGTTAGAAGCAGTGGCATCTGTACAACCTAGAGCAAGAGGTATACAACAGCAATTAAGCCCAACTTGCATAACCCCAAGCTCATCAGTAACACAAGCGGGACCATTACCTTCGTAACAAGGAGCAGTATATATAACGGTATTGCCACTACTATCGGTATTATAGTTAGTAGAGTTAGCGTATTGTATTCCATAATAACTTGTAAAAGTATTGTCTGTACATCCATATTTAATTTCAGTTACACAACTCCCATCATCTAATGTTGCGTTTGAATCATATTCTGTATAACTGTCATTTGTACAACCAGGAACGTGAAAAATACATGATCCGTTGTCAAAACATACTGTTGCGTCGTAATTAGAAGCTATAGGATTTGTGCAGCCAGCAGTATGGCAACATGAACCATCATCAATAATAGCGAGTGGATTGTAATTTATAGCACTAATATCCGTGCATCCTAAATTTTGGTAAGGTGTTGAGCCTGCTAGCATACCTAGCCCTTGAAAAGAACTGTCGGCACTATCAAAGCCATTTTGACCAAACTCGCTCATAGTAGAAGGTGTTATACCTTTTATGTAGTTAAACCATTTTCCTTCTTTTTCTATAAACTCTTTTACCTCCCCCGTTTCTTTATTTGTTTGTATTCTTTCCGCATACCAACCTAATTTAGCTTGTAAATTATAATGTTCATTATTACTATAAGTATCTTGCACAACAGTATATTCAGTTCCGTCCCACGAACCTGGCTCATAAGTATTATATGCTAGTGATTGAAGAATATTAGATTGTGATCCTTCATAATTTAAAGTATGGAAAGTTTTAACAACACTAGGAGCATCATTTAAAATTACTTTTAAACTTGTTGGAGTAAACGCACCGTAAAATGTATTGTTATCACTAGTGATATAACCACTGTTTATATAAAGACTTTGGTTGCTATGGTGAACCCATAAATTACCATCTTTAAAAGTATAATATTCATTAGCACAGCTAATAGCGTTTTCAGGTACAAAAGATTTAAAGCTAACCCATCCTTTTACATCTTCTTTAAACGAAACGGTCGTGGCAACATCAATTCCTTTTAAAGTTATATTATATTCACTCTTTTTATCGTCGTGACTACCAATTAATCTGTGGCTTAATTTTAAGTTGGTTTTAAACCAATTTTTCATACCATGATCAGATATTGGAGTTAATCCATCTTTAGACAATCTCATGACCGCACCCCTAACTTTATCTGTAAAATAAACTCTATAAGCTTCCGATGCAAATGATTCAGGATTATTAGAAATACCATACTCACCGCTAAAAGGAACCGCTTGGCCTAGCACATTATCCGTTGCAGTTAACTGCGATTTACCATCAGCATTATACAAAGCGTCTTTATTTGCTAATATTTTTAAAACCCTATCTTCGCATAAAGCAATAAGATCTCCATCTGCTGTAGATCTTGAATGCAATTTCTGAATACTACCATAAGTAGAATTTATTTCTTTAGTTATTTTTTCAGCCGCTATAAATTGATTTAAATTATTTATACCAGAAGTTGAATTATATATTCCGGAATATATTAAACCATATTTTCTTTCTTCTTCTTTATATAACTCAGGAAGAGTAGTGGAAGCTTTAACACCATTAGATATATATGTTTGGTTAAAACCATCTCTAACTCTATTTGATTCAACACCATTTCCAAAAGAATAACAATTAGACCATGATGAGATTATTTCTTGGTTTACTAAATTTGGTCTTAAAAATAAAACTGAACGCAAAGTACCATCATTAGCTGGACCTATAGCTTGAATTTCAACAGACACCGTGTCTCCATTTGCTTTTTTTACAATTAATTTATCTCCTGAATTAAGATTAAAATTAGCTAAATCTTCGCTTGCTATTATTCCTTGTGCAGTTGGTAAATGAGAAGATATATAAGCAGGCTGTCTAATAAAACTTGCGCCACCAGAAATTAGATCGTCTTCAATATCAACTTTTTGTATATCAAAAAAAGAACCAATAGGTAGTATTGATTTTATTGTATCAATATTTAAACTTGTTGGATTGTTATCGGTTATCTCATAATAAACATCCAGCTCTACAGCTTCTTTAGGTTCAGTTTCAAAAACAGCTGGAAAACGCGGGAATAATGCTTCAGTAACAACAGGTTCTAATATTTCAATATCATAACCAACAGCACCTACTCCTGGATTCGTATTTTCAAAACCACTAGCCTCATTCCAATAGTTAATATTTTTAACAGAATTACGACTCAAACCATTCATCGCCTGCTGACGGATGTGAATAACATCATCATCAGCCGCAGCTGGAAACGCTGTGTCATAGTTGGCTGGGTGGTAATGTTTTAAATATAATTTATTGCCATCAATTTTTGATATTATCGCTGTATTAGGGATAGTAGTACTGCCCCCAGCATCTGTATGTGTAATTTTCCATACACACATCCCAACTTCTACGCGTTTATTTCCATAAGTAGTCTCTGTCCCACCAGTCCCAATTAAACTATCAACTGTTATTATGTTATTATGAGGCCCACTGCTCGCGCCATCTGCTACAAGCGTTGTTCTCACTCCGTTTAATATTTGTCCAATATCATATGGATTCCAATTTATTGCTGCTCCCGGATTTAAAAAATCAGTAAATGTTAACTTATAATTTTTAGTATAATTATCGGGTCTGTAAAATGTCGATGTTCGATATACTCTTCCCCATGATGATGCTGGAGTAGGATCTGGCGCGGCGTACCCACTCATTTGCAGGCCTGGCGCTCTGTCTCCCGATTCGTGGCGCAAAAGATTAAAATCTCTAATATCGTTGATTACAAAAACTTGTTGAGTTGGATCTTGTTTCCATCTAAAAACAACTCCTAGTCCCAACTCCTCAGCTAAATTACTAGCAGTTCCATTATAGTGATCATTATTGCTTAAATTATAAAAAGAACCACCAGCATCCTCGCGCCATCCCTCTTCCGACGCACTTACCATCCCATAACCCCAAAACCATGAAAATTCGCTCGCTTGATTGTTTTGCGGTTGTATACCACCAAAACCTAATTCTAAATAACCATTTCCAACATTTAGTCCAGATCCAATGTGATCGTTATCAGTGTAACTCTCACCCCACACTCCACTATGTTCTCCATTACTAATTTCGCCGTCAATAAACCAAACATCTTCAAACTCCCAATCTGCCGTTGTCCACGCGCTGTCTCCATTTGAATCGAGTACAGCTGATTCCGCGTGTAAATCCATAGTTTCAAAATCTTTTCTATGGTTTATTCCATGGGCTCCATGATTAAAATTATCAGAGTTAGAACTCATGGCTTTATGTATATTTATACCTCTAAAAAAAGCAGCATGTTCAATCCAAGAATCACCGGAGTTCCCGCCCAGATCCCAGTCAGTACCCATTTCAGTTGTTTGCGTGAAATAGCCCTCCCAATTAGGAATAGTTGGCCAAGTTGAATCTGCTTCCCAAGGAGTATCAGTATAAGCCTTCTGATCTTCAATTCTAAAATCAACACCAGTCATATTAAGAAAAACTTTACCGTGTTTTGCTTTGTCGAATCTATAAATTTTTTGAGTAACTTTTATTGTAAAATCAGTTACCGCTGCTGTAGAGTTATTTACAATATTTTCATCAAAAGTTTCGTCACGATAAATTTTGACAAAAAACCTTCCATCAAATTCTGGTGAATTTTCTTTTTTATAACTCCAAAATACAGCTCTATTCCCATTTTCAATTATAGTTCCATTACCTCCATCACTATTTGTAAATTGATCTATATCATTGCCAAAAGGTTCTTCTAAACGAATTTTCCAATTTACAAGATCACTAGTAAAAGATCCCTCCCCATCCTCATTGTTCCAATTATCATCTTCAATATCAATTTCAGCTATTTTAATAGGAGTAGATTGAGAAGTTTTAAGATTATTTTGCATTTGAAAATAAATATCTCCATCTTGAGAAGCTTTATTGTGTAAATTTTTTATAACAGAATTACTATAAACATTCTTGCTCTCACCTCCATCCCAGTAAGCAATTGTAAAATCACTTTCACCAGCTTTTGGAATCTGTGATCCTCTAAAAATATTTGCTTCAGGATCACTATCATAATGAACTATATCAGATATAATAGTTTTTTTAGTCTTAATAAAATCTGGAGCTTCATTTTCTATAGCTACTACTTTAAATTTAGCTTTTTGCGCAACACCTTTATTAGAATCAACTCCTTTTTTTAATATTAAAAATGAATCTATATCTATTTTATTTCTGTCAGTAGAAGCAAAGGATACCCAAACATTACCATCTTCCGCATCCCAATATCTATCCATAGCCATATTGTAATATTCTCCAGAAGTTTCTTTTATATAAAACTTAAAATACTCCATATTTGGAGGAATTACAGCGCTATTAATACTTAATTGTAATTTATTTTTATTAACACTTTGGTCTTTGTCAACTTTAAAAGTTCCTGTGCTATTTGATATTACTGGCGTTTCTCTACCATATTTATCAGTAAAAACAACTCCAAGTTGATAATCTCTTAAAGATTTTATAGAGGTAACACTTGTTGGATGATGCACTAAAGTATGAGAAAAAGTAGGATTGTATTGCGCCGCTCCAATCTCCATATTATAGTTTTGTTTATAATTACCATAAACAATTCTATTTCCAGTAACCTCTTGCGCTAATGCTGTTCTCGGAACATTATCCCAAGGTCTAAGCAACTGGTTAGAAGGTAAGACAGATTTAAATAACTCTTTGTCAATTAAAAATTCATTTAATGACCAGTGATTCCATTTAATCCCCGTATCATCAGTTATAGTTGGTTCTGAATTGGATTTAATAGTTTCTATTATATAAATGTTTGGAGATGATTCTTCTTTGTATAATAAATCAATTTCTACTACATCTAATGGAATGTCATCTGTAATAAAATCTTTAAGGTATAATTTACTTATTCTATTGGTCATACCTAAATTATAACCCTTTTTAGGATGATAATCAAAACCACTAGAGAGAAAAGCTACATTACTCCAAGGTGCAAATGTTGAATATTCACCATCTTCGTATTTATATCTATAGGAAAATCTAGGAAATTTAAATTCAAACAATTTGTCTTCTGGATCATCAAACAAGTCAATACCATAATTTAACATTCCTGTTGTCGGATCAGCAGACTGTGGTGTTCTAGAGATACTATTTACTTTAATTGAAACTTTAGCGCCATACACTTGGCCTGTTGAGACAAAGCGATTGACATCGGCAGTGACGCCTTCAGAATTTGTCCACTCCCATTTTATAATTGTTCCTTTTATAGTATAGTCAGTAATAGGTATTGATGGTGGTTCACCATCTTTATCAAATTCTTTTAGAACAACTTTCGAACCTACTTTCCAAGTGTTTAATTCAAAAGGCACATTTCCATAAAGATCACTTTTTATAATTACTTTAAAAGTGTTACCTCCTTCTTCCGTGCTAATTAAAGAAAAATCATATGCCTTGTCCGCAAATCCTAAATTTGTATTACCATTAAGCCACGCTTGTCGTTGCCCCCAAAGAGTGGATTTTTCTAAGTTATCCGCGTCGGAAATAGTTATTATACCAGAATAATTTAAATCAGCGTCTCTTTGAGATATTAAATCCATAGATAAAGCGCTTTTAGGCCCTTTTTTAATAACAGTAACGTGTTCTTTTCTAACAGGATCTGAACTATTGGTAGTGCTGTTTATAAGTTTAGTATGAATATCTCCATTTTGATCAGTACCCTGTATACTACGTGGTATATTTATTTTCTTTGGCTCTGTAAAATTATCAGTCCAAAACAACATATCATCAATAATATTAACACCAGTAATCAAATTATCAGGATCAAACTCTAAAACTCTTTCAGATGTAAAACAAATTGCTCTCGCATCGTTTATATTTATATCGTCATGTAACCACACCGCGTCTATACCTCCACCACCACTTATACCAAAAGTTAGTGGTCTCCAAGAAGGATTGTTATTAAACGGAGTAACGGCTGCGCCAGGATTAGCTCCCGCTAAACACTCAATTATATTAAATTCATTATCATATTGGAATGGCGGATTGAAATTAGCATCATCTATTACGGAGGCAGGATCAATACAAGAAAAATTTGGCCAACTAGATCCAGCACCAACACTATTATCAATTTGTAATTCATTACCTGTCAAGGCCCCGGTGCTATCATAAAGAATATTGTAAACGTCATTTAGCCAATTCTGTGAATTTGGTGATAAATGTATTGTGCTGTTTGGTATGAAACTATTTACACCTGGTGGGGTTATTGTAGCATCAAGACTTACGTAGGAATGAGCTTCCCCCGCAAAATTACCTTGAGATGGATGCACGTCTATAGTAAGATCTAGTGTAGCTAAGCCCCAGTAGTTCCCATTACCGTCAAGTCCTGTGTCAATAGTTAGCACATAAGCTTGAAAACAACCGCTATTACTGCCGTTGTTTGTACATATTGTGTGATATTGAATATCAACAATAGTTGCATCTGGACCGTTTAAAATAGTATTTCCAGTTAAATTATTTGTAATATTTGTTAAAACGCTACCAACCACTATGCTCGCGTCCCAATCAGCATCGCTTATCCAAAACTGATTAAGATTTTCTGCCGGTAAATTTGGAAGATTAAACCAGTTATTACTTAAAAGAGTAGGGGAAGGAGCTATATGTCTGTATGAATGAGTATTATTAGTTTGACTTTTAGTTCCAAGATAAGAATCAAAAGTTCTAATATGAAGACCTCCAACTGCCTGACTAGTACCTCCTCCTGAAAAAATAACATCTGGTTGCGCGGTTAGCACTAAACTACCTCCAGATTGATAATTTATATGAGGAAGACTGCTTAGTTGTCCAACATGAGTTACTAAACCGCTACCAACTGGTCCAATATTATCTCTACCACTAAACCCACCATAACTAGTAACTTGCATGCCAGGGGTAATATTAGAATATAAACTAGAATCGTTAAAAGTTAAAAAACCTACCATAGTATTTCCAGCGACTAGTGGGTCAACACCAATACACCAACCATGTTTATCTACAAAAACGGGTTCACAACCAGTTGGATTTCCCACAGTAGTCCGCATAATCATGTCTTTCACAGTGACAACTTCGTCTATTGGTAATCCAGTTTGAGATCCAAAAAGCGAAAGCACGTCGTTTGCCCCTGTAATAAACCAATATAAAGAATCATTTTTTTCATCAGATACTGATCCCACTACAGTCGATCCAGTTGGTATTGGGTTTATACTACTGTCATAATTACAACCAGGGAAATTACCTAATATATTTTGAACAGTACCAACGTTAGATCCCTCTGAGGTTGATACCTGTATATTCATTGCATCTCTATATTCACCATTTGGAACAAGTCTCTCGTCGAGATCTTTATTCATTTTACCACTGGTGAAAGTGCGCTTCATTTCTGGCATATACTAGTGTTTTATTTGTTTTGATTTGCCTCTTAAAATTTGAGTTAATTCTTCTAGTTTTATATTTGATAATCTTAATTTTGCAGTTCTAATAGCCGCGAATCTTTCTTTTTTAAATCTTCGCACTATATATTCTTGAACGTTAGCTCTTGTAGATAAAATAGCATATATAATAGATTTATACATTGCTTCCTCTGCAAACTTATGAACTTGCATATCTCCCTCTTCACCTAAACTATCACTTATGTAATCTAATATTAAAGTTTTCCCACTTATATTAGAACTAAAATGTATTTTACCAGATGCTTGATCTATATAAAAAGATCCATTTGCTTGAGCGTACTGTGGATCTAATCCATATCTCTCTCCATGAGCTGGCCAATAAGTATCGTCTTGGTAATCGTCTTGATTTTCCGATGGAGTTGTTGATTTATAATTTCCCCATGTTTTATTCGGATTCTCATCACCAACTCTTACGATAGAAATATTGTCTATTACTACGTTACCATTATCATCGCTGTCATTTCTAAAAAACACAACATTCGGTGGATAAGCAGCTGCGGTTGATCCAGCTGTTATTGTTTCAGTATAAGTTCCATTAGCAGTTCTTTCTGTTGTGGTTGTTCTATCTCCATTTTCATCTATTATATAAATCGCCCATGATCCAGAAGTATATCCACTTAAAGTATATGTTATTTTATATTCTTCATTACTTATTATTGGTATACCTTCTTGCCGAATACCCCAACGTTTCGGCACGTCATAAGCTCCAATAGCATTACCATTAAAACCGTAAAAATAACCTTTTAAAGGATCTCCTAGAGTAGCAGTGTCTACTGTTTCTGATTCTTGTACGTTAGGGATTACAACACCATCACCATAATTCGCTTCATTTAAAACCCAACCACCGCTACCTCCGTGAAAATTACCATTTCGAACTAACTCTCCAGAAGATATTAGACGCCCGTTATTGTCGGTAAATAAAAACTCACCATCTGAATCAACTTGATATCTAGAAGGATTTGAAGTTTTACTTGTAGGATATAATAAATGTTTTATTCCGGATGAATCCACCCAACTAATTTTAGTATAATTGACATAATCTTGTGGTAATGTCATTTGCAATGTAGCTGGAACTGTAATTTCTTGAGCTTTAAAAGATTTAAATGTATCAAAAGACAGTTCTTGTATTGCTCTATAAGCGTGGAAGGCTACATCCACTCTTTTGACCTTGGATATAGTTTTACCTTCGCCAACATATGCTACCATAAATTGATTTATTATATCTTTTAAAGATGTAAACTGATAATTACCATGATTTTGGCTTGCGGCATAATAGTTTTTTGGCGGCGTCGTTATATATCCCATTTATTTATTGTTTTTCTTGTTGTACTTGACTTTGTTCTAATGCAGCTCCAACTTGTACCATTTCTTTGTTTTTAAGAGTTATACCAGCATATTTTAATATTTTGTAAATTAATTCAGTTTCTTCTGCTGGGTGTAATTCAAAATCAATCTTGTTCGAAGGATTATACATGGCCTTGCCATTAACAACTACATAACCCCAATTAGGTTTTAAAGGTTTTTTTATGTAAGTGCAAGTGCCCGTGAAACTATACGTTGAGGGATAAAAATCCATAGTATTTAACCCTGTTCTAACATATACCGGGCGAGATGAAGTTGGTTTTGTTAGATATGACATATTCATTTCTAAAATGTCATCTTGCTGAACCTCCTCTACTATTGTGCTGCCATTAGCAATCACAGTTCCTAATCTATATACATCATCAGCAAGTATAGAGCCATAACTAATCGAAGCATTAGTAACTTCAAATATAGCTATTTTTTCATTTATATTATGTACTATATCGCTGTATTCTTCAGAGTTACCAGGAACTCTTAAAAATTGATTTAAATCATAAAAATACTGTTCAAATATTTCTAATTGAGCTTGGTCAGCAAATAGATTAAACTCTTGAGGAGTAATATAACCTCTTTGTTCTTTATTAGCGAACGCTAAAACTTTTTGATATACTGTATCTATACTAACCATAATTTTTTTTTAATTGTTATAAGGAAATAATCTATTTAAAGTGTCTTGTCTTTTATCACAGCCACAATCTTTTTTTACAGTTTTAGCAACTGTATTTACAACGTTTTTTATTCCAGTTGCTTTTGTTATTTTAGCTATAGTATCACCTAAACCTTTAGATTTATTTTTTTCCATATAATTTAATTTTGTAGTTTGCAATCGCCCCGTAGAGCGACTGCATCTACAGTTAGATTAATTTAATCGTTTTTCAATATTGGAGTAAATCTCCATTCCTTCGTCAGTTTTAAACCAAGCGGCTAAAGCTGAATAAGGGTGTTCATCAAAAGGAACATTCATTAGTTTTCTATCATTAGAACCCCATGAAAAAGTTCTTTGGTCTGAAGATAATTTTAATACTCCCATTTCAGTTGCTCTAATACCAAAGTTTCTAAGTTGAACATCATCGTCATTAGCTAATTCTAAAAGCAATTTAGGGTTTTTCTTAGCAAACACTAGTAAATCACGCTTGAGTTCCTTAGAACTCATTCTAGATACTTTAGAACCAATTTCAGCGCGCATAACTGCTTCAGCCATATCAATATCCATGTTTCTAGCCGCGATTAAAGCGTCTACTTCTAAATTCATGTCTTCTAGTTCATCTTGTGCTATAACTTGTGGTTTTAACTCGTAATAAACTTTATCTTTATGGGGATGGTATAGAGAAAGAAATTTCTGTAATGTTTGTTTATTTTTAGGAACAATCAACGCACCGTTTCTAAAAATAACGTGAGACAATCTTTGTTCACCTTTCATTTCATCGACAAAACAAGTTTGTTGATTTTCACAGTATTTTAATTCTCTTTCATATCCTTTTTTTTCATCAAAAAAGTATATACCAGCAGATCTTATCATTTTACTTAAAGGTCTTTTGTTTCCTTTTAGCAAGTATGTTCTTGGTTTTATTGTCCAATCATTTTTTTCTTTTTTTGGTAATATTTTTTCCAAAACCGGTGTTTCAACTTTTGGTTGATCTACAACCGGTGGAGTTTTAACTACCACTTTTTCTACATGCTCATCTCCAGGATTTGCCTGTGGTGAGACTTTTGTTTGTTTTTTTGCCATAATATAATATATAATAAAATTAATAAAAATAAAAGGCCGAGGCCGAAGCCCCGGTCTTTAATATAATAAGTGCTTAGTTCATTAACATGAAGTTATTAGCACCTTGTGTAACTAAACATCTTTCTGAAAGCATATGTATTTCCATTGCATCTAAATCAGATGTAGTTGCCCCAACAGATCCAGTAACCCAAGTTTTTAATCTTCGATTGTCTGTTTGAGAAGCTCTATATCTAACGTGTAAGAAAGGACGTTTAAGATTTGTACCCAACGTATTGTCATATACTGTGCTTACACCAGCTGGAATCATAACGCCTCTAACAGCATTAACAGAATCAGTAGCATTAATACCACCTCTACCGTCAAGTTGATTTAAGTATTTCCAATCAGATTTATAGAAATCATAAGAACCTCTACGGAATCCAGAAAAACCTAAGTTTAAAGCCATGTCTTCAGAGTTATCGAATACTCCATAAGAAGTACCACCAGCTCCGTAAGAATTCATTGAAGCTAACATGTCATCAATAGCTAGAGATGTAGCTCTATTTAAAAACATCATATTTTCTTCAATAGCACCGTTTTTATCAAACTCAGCTAAGATAGCATCAAACTCAGCTAAATCAGTAGCAGCGTTAACACCAGTAACACCAGAAGTTTGATTACCTCTAGTTTTAATAGCATCAAATAAACCTTGATGACCAGTAGTAGCGTCAGCACCAGCTGTAAATCCGAAGTAAGAATCAACAAGAGATTCTGAAGAATCAGTTGGAACTGTTTCAATCATAGACATCTCTAAATAATCTGTAAATCTCGCTCTAGTTTCAGCTTCAGCTTTCATGTACCACAAGTAACCACCTGGGCCCTCGTCTCCAGAAACTTCTACCCAACCAATTGCCGAAGCATCAGAACCTGATACAGCATATTTATCTTTTAAGATAATTGGTTTGTTAGAATAAGTTTTGTGAGATGGTTCGTTTTGTCCAGTTCTACCATTATCTCCTTTTCCAAATTCAGAACCAATAACTAATATAGTTAAATTAGTATCACCATCAGATCCTTGGGCGAAGCCCATGTTTGCTAAAGTTGAAGTCGAGTTTCCAGCGTCATAAGGAACTACATCAAAAGTTTCTGAACCAACTGGATCACTAACAACTAACACAACGCCTGTTGCGCTTTCATCAGCGATTAATAAAATATCGTTGATTCTAATACCATGAGTAGTAGTAATTGTTCTACCATCGATATCTTGTTCGATTTCTAAACTACCACCCGCGTTTGTTGCAGAAACACCACCAACTGTAGCTCCTGTGTCGTCATCGTGATTTACGTGACCTTTATATGCAAGGTGTAATCTACCTTGCTCTGACCAAATAACTTGGTCTGACGTCATTGACTCCTCAGCTCCTACTTGAGCTAAAAAACCTGACATCGTTCTTTTACCATAAGCTTCAGCCTCTCCGACTATAGTATCTGGTAAATATTGCTGTGCCCATGTATCTGTGCCTCCAGCAAAATCTAAATAATTGCTAGCTAAAGCTTGTTTCACCGGTGAAGGTGTCAAGTTAGCAGCTGTTGCACTTGTAATTGCCATTTTAAATTTGTTTTAAATTGTTATTTATTTTTGTTTTTAATTTTAAACTTAAAATCATTAGCATCCTCACCCAACACTTTAAACTTCAAACCACCTGCTTCAATTTTTCCATGACTTTGTCTTGGATTCATATCCACATTCTTGGCTTTAGCGATACTATTTTTCATGGCATCAGCTTTTCCTTGTTCATAAAAGTGTTTTGCAACAGCATCTGCATTCATCGCTGTATATAGAGATTTATGATAACCCTTAGCATCTGATAATGTAGAATTTTTATCCAAAAACTTTTTGGTAAAATTATTTATATCGCTCTGAGTATTTTTAACCTCTTCAGCATTGTTTACGTTAAACCTATATTTTTTGTCACCGACATTATATTCAAAACCTTTGAACTTATCATTGAAAACACTATTTGTTTTCTGTGTAAAAATATCAGAGTTCTTTTTGACTGTTTTTTGAGTTGCTTCTGACTCCTTGTTATATCTATTAAAGAAATCAACTGCTTTCTGTTGCTCGTTAGTGAGTTTACTTCCAGCTTTGATATCTTCATAGTATTTGGACTTTTGCCCGTCCAGATGGGCCCTAGCGTTGGCAACTTGCTCTTTTAACGCTAATTTCTTTCTTCGTATGTCTCTATCTTCATCTACTTCTTCATCGTAAGAGAACGAATCTTCCATAAGGAAGTTAATTTCTTCATTGTTTAAATGAGGTTTTGTTTGCTTGTAATATTCATATAATAGATTTGAGTCATCTAATTTTGAATAATCTTGATTAAGTTTAACATAGTCACTTAAATCCCCTCCAGTTTCTTCCATAAAGTCCATTAACTTCTGGATATTTTCTGGTATTGGTTTTCCGGTTGCTTCGGCTTCTGCCACAGCTTCTTCTATTTGCTCTTCTGCTTCAGTAATTTCTTCTTCAGTAGAATCTTCAGTTATTTCTTCTAATACTGGAGTTTCTTGTGCTTCTGCTTCCGGCTGTACTTCTTCTTGTTTTTCTGTGGTGTCGGCATTTTCAGGCTCTGCAACCACTCCGCTGTCGTCAGCGTTATCTTCTTTAGTTTCATTTTCTTCTTCTTTTGGTGTTGGTGGTTTATTTAAATCTACTTTTATAACGCTGTCATCACCAGCAGACTCAAATTTACTTTCGTCAACTTGTTCAGTTGTTTCTTGGTTGGTCTCTTCGACTACTTCTTCTAATTTTTCTTCCATAATATAATATAATAATAATTAATAATTCTAACTAGGGTCAAACGCTCCTAAATCGAATCCCCCGCCTAATGTATCATTACCTGCGGACTCAAAGTTTTTAGGTGGTTTTCCACTATTTCTTTGTTCAATCATTTCTGATTGTTGTGTAGCTTGTATTTTTGTTCTTTCGTCTTTACGATCTTCTTTTTGTTTTTCTCTATTTTTCATTCCATCAACCTCAACTCCTTTGAGCTGCATGTTATATTGAAATTCTAAGGCCATAAGTTCTTTTTTAAGTTGAACTTCTTGTTGCATTTTTTGTGCGTCAACTTGGGATTGTATTTGCATTAATTCAACTTTACCAGCATTTAATGCTTGGTTTTTCTGCATATCAACTTGAGCGGCTGCTTGAGCGGCCTGAGTATTCGATTGAGTTTGAGCTTGAATATTTTCTAATTGTAACTGCCTGTCTTTTTCTTGCTTTTTAACTCTTCTTATTTTAAGCAATTGATTAGCTAACTTTATATTTCTTATTTCTCTAAGATCAATAGCGTCTTCAAGTTCTATGCTTTGTTGTTGTAAAGCCATTTGAATATTGTTTTCTAAAATAGCTTTTTCTTCTTCATCTGGTTGAAGCGAGAGAAATATACCAAAATCATAAAGATGTAATTTAGATATTTCTTCTAATGTTGCCATATTATGAACTCCTATAGCTTGAATAAAAGCATCTTTTGTTGGAGAGTATTCTATAATATCAGATATTCTAAGAGATAAACACTCACACGTCTCAGTTGTTAAATATAATCCAGCTTGTAATATATGTCTAGTTGCAGTATTTGAATTTGCCGCTGCTAGTTTTTGAACTCCTACTAAAGCGTTTTTATCTGGCATACTACCGTCTCTAGCTTCATTAAGACCGGTTGTATCCCTAATCATTTGTAAATAATAATTATAATTACCAATAAGAGCTTGCATTTTATTACCACCAGATCCCGATGTAATTTCTTGAATTGGAACTTTACCTGGATTCACATCACCATCTTGGGTAAATGATCTACCTATAACACTACCAGTTTGAAAAAACATATTTAAAGCCTCTTGTGGATTATAGTTTGTTCCATTACCTAAATCAACCTCAGCTAAACCATCTGCGTCTAAATAAACTCCATCCGGAACCATTCTAGCCATTACTTGTTGTAGTTTTAAATGTGTCAACTGTATCATGTCAGCAAAACCGGTTATTCGTTTTACTAATGAATCAATTTTACCATTATACATTCTAGGCGCAACAATAGCATAATTCATTTTAACTTTAGTGTAGTCACTTTTAGGACGCATCATATTTTTAGACATTTCCCATTTAAGTAATTTATCAGTACCAAGAATCATAGCTCCATCATATAAACACTCTATAGATTTTGATAATTTTGAATACCCACCTTCCTTATCTTTAGGTGGATTAAATTTATCGTCTTTAGGTATAATTTTATCAGCACCAGTACCAGTCTCTTTAACTTTGTAAACTTCATTCATATAGGTTTTATAATTAAAATATAAAACCTGGATAGTGTTATTATCTTCTTTATCAATAGAAAATCTGGTACTATTATTATTTCTATTAAAAGATTTATTTTTCATGATGTCTTCAAGATCACTTTCTGTTAAATGAGGAAATTGTTTTACAAGTTCATTAACTGGAATGGATTTAACCTCACCAACATAATATATATCTTCAAAATAAGGAGAATCCGTATAAGAATAAACAAGATTAGCTGGATCTACATAGTCGATAACAACACCTTCTGATGTGTTAAATGAGGTTTTAACTGCACCAATTCCAAGAACTGTCAAATCATAGTAAAAACGCTTTTTGATTAATTCATAATTATTTCCTTCCATTAAAACGGCCAAAGCTTGTTCTTCTGCAATTTCTACAGCTTGCTTGTAGGTTAACTGCATATGTAATTGCAATTCCTCTGTTGTTTCTGGTAACTCTTCTACCTCGCTTTCCTTGGTATCTACTCCAAAGTTTTCCATAGCAAATTGATCAAACTCTCTAAATTCCATGTCATCTATAACTGATTGCATGTACTTAGTCCTTTCTTCCATGCCGTAAGAATCTTGGGAGAAAGCTTTTATGTCATACGTTCTTTCGGCTATTCCATTTACTACAATATCTACAAATTTAGATATAATTGGAACTGGTTTCCAATCTAAATTTAAATAGGACAAATCACCGTTTATAGATAATTCATCCTTATATTTTTGTATAGATTGCTCGCCTCTAGCATACAATCTTAAGTTGTGAAAGTTGTTGTGGTTACTTTTATATCTATTAAGACTTCTATCATTATTAAACCACTCTGTCTCTATTGCTTTACCTACTTTTAAACCATATTCTTCGCTCAACTTTTCAGTATCACTTACGGTTTGACTCGGAAAATAACTTTTAATGCCAGACTCTGCCATATTTATTATTTGATTATTTGTGAATTGGTTCCAGTATTACTATACTTAGAAACATTTATATTTAGTTTAGGTTTTTCAACCTTTGCGTTTGGAGCATATAGATGTCTATTGTTAGCCATTATGGCTAACCCAGAACTTATTGTTGCATCAAACTTTGTTCTTTTATTTATGTCGAATCTACTCCAATCATTTAGCAAGTTATTAAAGTATAAATCTCCAAATGTCCCATCTCGCTTCATACCAACATGATCCTGTATATACATTTCGATCGCAGCTGCATGAGCTTGTTTTATGTCTTCCGAGGAATTGGGTATTCCACCCACTTCTTTTTCTGCCACAGATAATTTATTCCACACTTTATCTGGTCGATTCATAGAAAATCCTCTATATCCTCTTCTTCTTAAATAGTATAATAGTCTTGGTTTATTATTCTCTGCAAGTATCGGCATTCCATAAAATACTAATGCCA